CTGAGCAAGCTGCGTGCCTGGTGGCCGGTGTTACCCTGCCACCAGGCACGCCCCACCATGGCCCGGTGGACGCTGAGTGGCCGGCAGCCCGTGAGGGCGGGGACCCGTGAGGGACACAGTCGGTATCCGAGACTCAGCGAAAGGCCGCCACCATGGCGTTCACCTACGGGACGTGGAATCCACAGCCCTGGTCGGGCAAGATTCCCAAGCAGATCATCGAGCAGTCCGCGCTGCTGTCCATCGCGCGCAGCTCCGGCGGCCAGTTTCGCAGCATGAAAACGCGAACCGAGACCGGTCCGCTCTGGGCGGACATGGATGTTCGCGCTTACGGTCGCCTGGAGCAGATCGACCTCCAGTCCCCCGAAGCAGGGGAGATCTCGCTGCGTGCCCGCAAGATCGAGGGCATGGCGCAGATCGCCGAAGAGGACATGGCGGAAGGTCGCAACTACAACTACGACATCCTCCAGAACCTCCGCGACCGAGCCGCGTCCAACACCGCGGTCTACTTCGACAACGCGGGCATCGGCACGAGCGGCCAGGCCACCTCCGGTGAGACGGCCATCGTCCGACCCTACAAGTCGATCTACACGGCTGTGCGCGAGGACGCGGCGGACAACTACATCACCGTCGCCAAGGCGGGCAACGCCGCGGCGTACCGCACCGCGATCAAGTCCATGATCGAGGCGGCCGAGCAGTCGACCTGGTTCGACGGCGACCTGGTCGTGACGGCGTCACTGGCGTGGAAGTCCTACCTCCGCGACATGCCGATCGACGGCTCGAACGGTGCTCCGGTCTGGGATCAGAACCAGGACACGCTCTACGGCCATCCGATCCAGTGGTCGCGCGGCGCACGCCTGGCCAACGCTTCCGGTGCCGGCACGGCGACCTCGAAGCCGACGGGCAACCACCTGATGACCATCGGGCCGCGTGGTCTGCACATCGTGGGCAGCGCGCCGTTCGTCGTCGGCGACCCGGCCACGCCGCAGGTGTATGTCACCGACCCGACCACGGGTCTCGGCATGCGCGACGACTCGCTGTACATGAAGGTCCGCTGTCAGCTGGCGTTCGCGCCAGGTGACACGCTCGACCTGGGCACCACGGCACCCGCGTTCGCCGTGCTGGAACAGCTGGCCTGACCGATCGTCCGCGCGTGGCGGACACAACAACGGTGGGCGCCCTGGACCGGTGGCGGCAGGGCGCCCACCCTCAGCGAGGGGAGCGACGATGGCCGATCTCGTGACCATCGCAGAGGTCAAGAACCTGCTCGGTGTCGACGTGCTGGCACATCACGTCTCGATGGCGCACGCCGATGTGGATCGTCTCGGCGGCATCGATCTCGAGGATACGGCGGTGGTCGCTCGGATCAGGGCACGCGACCTCAAGAACATCAGGTGGGCGATCGCCTACCAGGCTGCGTGGTTGTCGACGCAGATCGACGTACACGCGCGGATGGATGTCGCGGAGATCAGCGGATCGTCCAGCGACGGCGGGATCAAGATCCGCGACGAGCTGACACAGATTCTGGCGCCGTTGGCCCGCTCGGCGCTGGAGCGCCTGAGTTGGAAGACGCGGCGCACGACGCTGATCCCCAAGCGGCGCACCAAGCTTGAGGGTCCGCTCACCACCACGGCGGACGTCACCATCCACACCGACCCCATCGATACGTACGACCAGCTCGCCAACGCCCTGCGCGATGCGGGGCCGTGGGCGGAGTCACCGGATCGGCCGGCCTGGTGAGCGCGTTCATCCCCAACTGCTACGTGTCCATCCTGGACACCGCGATCACGCAGGACGCCAACGGCGACGACAAGCAGAACGCCGTTGTCGTTCCCGGTGCCGAGCGTTTGCCCGCGTTCTGGGCGCAGAAAGATCAGCGCACGTTCGATCCGGTGTCCGGTCGGTGGTCGGTGATCCGGGGATATCGCGTGCGGCTGCGACCGGGCACGGTCGTCACCGAGTCACAGCGCCTGCGTCGGGAATCCGACGGGTTGACCGCACAGGTCAACAGGGTGGAGACCGAAGCGACGCTGAGTCTCGCTGGGGACGTGGTCGTGCGCGCGGTCGCCGTCACCCGCTGATCCGTCAGCCCCGGCACGGTCCTTGGTGGCCAGCTACACGCCAGCAGGGCCCGTCGGGCGTCGGTTTTCCGCACTGGGGTTCGTCGGCCATCGTGTGTGCTCCTTGTCCGTCCACAGCTGTGGACAACGTTGTGGATGCCGTAGTGTCTCAGGTGCACCGCCGGTCGAAACGCCCGTAAACGGCCAGATCGGCACCGATGACACCGCCTGTAGAAGGGGGTCGCGATGTCCTCTGTTCGCATCCACGTGGATGAGAGCGGTTTGGCTGAGATCTGCTCCATCGCGACCCGTGTCCGCAACAACGCGCTCGACGATATGAAAGCAGACGCCGAACGCTTCGTGCCCGTCGACACGGGTGATCTGTTCCTGTCGATCGACGTCGATCATGCGGCGGGCACACTGCACGCAGACACCGAATACGCCGCTGCCGTCGAGATGGGCAGCGAGGCGCACGAGATCCCCAACGCCTGGGGTACCGGCCGCACGGTGACACATCCCGGCGGACCACCACAGCCCTACCTGCGCCCCGCCGCGTACCAGCAACGGGTGCTGCGGCCATGAGCGCGCCCGTGCTGAAACCGGTCAACTCCGAGCTGGTCGCTGTGGCGTGGCTCAAGACGATTCCCGGTGTGCCCGCGGGCAAGGTGGCGACGACGCTGCCCCCGGTCGCCACGTGGCAGGAAACCGGGTTCGTGACGCTGGACGGCATTGTGGGCGGCACACCGCACCCGGACGCCCCGCTGTACCGGCCGGTGATTCAGCTCGGTTTCTGGGCGGCCAACGCGGGATCGTCGATTACGCCTCCTTGGGGATCGGCGTTCATCCTGAGCGAGTACGTGAAGCGCGCGACCGAGGTGGACAGCCCGTACCGCTCGGCTGTGCTGAGCATCCCGAACGGGTTCGAGCAGGCCCTGATTCGCGACGTCACCGTGATGATCGAGAACAGGCGCCACCCTGTCCCCAGCCCGGAGAGCTACGCGCACGTCACCATGGACGTGATGCTGGAGTGGACGATCTACCGACCGGAGGAGTACACGTGACCAGGAAGAACCCGCCCGCCGCGGAAGAGGAGCAGGGCGACGTCCAGATCTTCGACAACGGCGGCGTCAGCACGTCCGGCGGTACTGGTGCCGAAGCGTCCTACCCGGTCGAGAACGGCGCCGTGCGTTGGGACGACGCGGCCAACGGCGGCGACACCTCGCGCGACCAGAAGGCCGTCTACGACACCCCGTGGGGACGCCGCGAACTCTTGGCCATCGAGGTCGCCGACTTCGCAGCGCAGGGCGTCACGGTGTCGCGCGTCGACGCAGAGCCACGCACGTCGCTGGCGGCCGAGCGCGAAGAGCTGCGCAAGATCGAGCTGACCAACAAGAACGCCACCAGCTGACCGTTCGACACCACCACACCAACGAGTCCACAGAGGAGGGACGGCAATGGCCGTTTCCGTAGCTGAGCTGGTCGTCGGACCGGCCAACGTCTGGCGCAAGGAGTACACCGACTCCGCCGTTGAGCCTGCGACTCCCGCCGCGACTCCCGCCGCGGGCTGGGTGGATATGGGGGCGACGTCGGACGGCGTCAACCTCACGATCGCGCAGAGCTTCAATTCCATCACGGCCGATCAGGTCGTCGACGTGCTCATGTCGGTGCCCAACGAGCGCAGCATGAACGTCGAGACGAACCTGATGCAGCCCACGCTGGAACGGTTCAAGATCGCCAACAACGGCGGCACGATCACCTCAGGTACCGGCTTCCGCCAGTTCGAGCCGATCACGGACCTGGTGTCGACCGACATCGAGTACGGCGCGGTGCTGGTGCGCGGCAAGGGGCCGCTCAACCAGTTGCGGGACATCATCCTGCGCCGCGTCGCGACCACCGACGACGTGGAGTTCAGCTACGTCAAGGCGGGCGCGAAGGTCCTCGGTATCACGTGGACCGCGCATTACGTCTCCTCCTCGGTCGCCCCGTTCGTCATCCGGGACGCTGCCTGATGGCCGGGACCGCCACCGCCCGGAGCGCAGGCAAGCCACGGGCCACGCCGCGCCGTGCGGCCAAACCACCGGCCCCTGCTGCTCTGGAGAAGGTCACGGAAAGCGTCTCCCGCGTCGATGCGGCGCCTGAGGTCGCCGGCGGCGCTGTGACCCTGGGTGCCGCGGCACACGAGGTCGAGCGCGAGACGTTGTTCTACGTCAACGGCGTTGGCTACACCATCCCGAAGTCGTTCAGACCGAACGCTGCGCTGGGCTACGCACACGTCGTGCGCACGCAGGGCGTCACCGCGGCGGTCGACTGGGCCATGGAAAAGGCGCTCGGCAGCGTCGGCTACGCGGTGCTACGCGACCAGGAGGACCTAACCGACGAGGTGATGGACAACATGGTCGCGCTGATCGTGTCCAGGATGGAGGGTCTGCCTGACCCAAAACCGAGGAGTTCGTAGCTGACGTCTGCTGGGTCGCCGATCACTGGGACGACGTCATGTCCGATATGTCCGCGTTTCACCGAGTGGGGGACGAGGACGTGGAGACTATGACCGCTCGGCAGTTCTGGCCTCGTGTCCGGCGACTCGTCCACTACGACGGGGCGGTTCGCTCCGTCGCCCTGGCGGAGGCACGCGAACAGACACAGGAACAGCAGGCACCAGCGCAGTCGCAGACACCGGAGTTGCCGCAGGACCCGACGCCGGAGCAGGTCCGGGCGATGCGCGAGGCGGCACGGCGCAAGCGGTACCCCGCGGAGCAGTTCGGTGACATCCGGTACGTGAGTGATCAGGAAATCGTGAGAAAGGCGGGGACCAGTGCCTGAGGGCTTCAAGGTTGGCTCCGCCTACATCGACGTCGACGCAGACGCCGATGTCGCCATCAAGAAGATCATCACACAGCTGAAAGCAGCGAAGCCGCGCATCGAACGAGCGGCCGACGAGATCGGCCAGAGTTCCGGCCGCAAGCTCGGCGCGGGCATGGACAAGCAGCTGCGCGGCGCGAAGGGTCGGCTCGGCAACGCCGCGGACGGCCTGGGCACTGAGATCGGCAAGCGCGTCTCCTCCTCGATGACGAAAACCATCAAGGTTGGCGACGGACTGAACGCGGGCGCCGGCGCGGCGGGCAAGCGGATCGGTGCCGAACTCGGTGAGGGCGTCGACGAGGGCGCGTCGTCGCGGATCAGCAAGAGCCCCAAGACGAAGAAGGCGCTCGACTCGGTCGCCGAGCGAGCCAATGCGCAGTTCAAGGGCCTGGTCTTCGCTGGAGCTTTCGGCGGTCTCCCCGTCGCCGCAGGTGTCGCAGCCGCCGGGACGGTCGCCGCACTGGCCGCCATCCCCGCCGCGCTCGTCGGTGCGGCGGCCGCGCTTCAGGCGGGCAACGAGCGTGTCGCCGCGTCGTATGTGCGCCTGGGTGACACCGCGCTCGGTGTGATGCGCCGGGCCAGCTCGGTCCTGGTGGACGACCTGGTCGCGGGGACGGACAAGCTCGAAGCGGGAACCCGTCGGCTGGAGCCGGTGTTGACCGGCGCGTTCCGTCTGGCCGCGCCCGCGGTCGAGGGTCTCGCCGATTCGGTGCTGGTGCTCGCCGATGAGGCACTTCCCGGTGTGATCACCGGACTGACCAAGACCGAGGACGCTATGCGTGGCGTCCAGGCCCTGGCCAAGGGTGCCGGTCGTGGCGTGTCGGACTTCTTCGCCAACCTCAGCTCAGGTAGCTCGGCCGCGGCCACCAACGCGGGCACGCTCGGACGGATCATCCAGGACCTGGGCGGTTTCGCGGGGTCGCTGGTGGCCAATCTGAACAGAGGCGGCACGACCGTGCTGCCTCTGTTCGCCAACGCGCTCAGCATGATCTACCAGATCGCGCTCAACCTGACGGGCAGCGGCATCAGCCCGTTGGTCTCGGGCGTGTCCAGTTTCATCACTGTGGTCTCGGGCGCCCTCTCGGTGGTCCAGGCCCTCAGCGGTGGTGTTGGTGGCCTCCTGGGTCCGTTGACCGCGCTCTACGGCGGGTTCAAGGCCATCGACCTGCTGTCCGGCGGCAAGTTCGGTGATCGGCTCGGTGCCCAGTTCGATGGTCTCGGTGACCGGATCAAGAACACCGAGGGTGTCCGGGGCAAATTCCAGGCAGGCATGAGCGGCCTGGCCTCTGCCGCGTTCTCACCCGTCGGCATCGCAGCCGGCGCGCTGACGATCGGTCTCGGCCTGCTCGGTGTGGCGCACCAGAAAGCCGCGGCCGACGCCGCTGCGCAGAAGAGCCGTGAAGCTGACCTGGCCGCCGCGCTGCGCGAGACCAAGGGTGTGCTCGATGCCAGTGTGCGATCACAGGCGGCCAAGTCGCTCGGTGAGATGCAACTGACCAACACGGGCAAGAACTATCTTCAGGTCGCGCGGGAGCTGGGGATCTCCCAGTCCGATCTGACGTCGGCCTACCTCGGTAACGCCGGAGCGACCGACAAGATCAAGGCGTCGCTGACGAGGCTGACCAAAGCCAGTCAGGAATACGTCTCGGACGAGAGCGGTGTGCGCGAAGCGTGGACCGGACAGGGCGCGGCCGCCAATGACCTGCTCGGTGCGATGGGCGGCCTGAACGGCGAGTACAACAATGCCGTCCAGAAAAATCGTGACCTGGCCGCCGCGGCAGGCGGAACCGCCAATGAGATCAGCAGCCTGACACCAGCCTTGGCCGCGTCTCGCCAGGGCGCCGCCGAGCTGACTTCTGCGTTCGGGTCGCTGTACAACCCGGTCGCTTCGGTGGGCGACAAGGCGAACGCGCTGATCACGATTCTGGACCGCCTGGCTGGTCGCACGCCGAGCTACGAGGAGTCGGTGCAGTCGATCAACGACACACTGCGCGGGATGTCCGACGCGCTCGCGTCCGGAGCCGACCACGCCGACGGGTGGGGTGCGTCGCTGCTCAACGCGGACGGCACCGTGAACACGCTGAGCAAGAACGGTTCCGAACTCCAGAACAACCTGGTGGCCCTCCAAAGCGGATTCGCCAACGCGGGTGCGAGCATCGAGGCGCTGGTGCGCGGGGGCATGAGCTACGACGCCGCGGCGCAGAAGGTCAACGGCACTCTCAAGACCCAGCGGGACCGGTTCGTCGAGCTGGCGACGAAGATCCTGGGTAGCAGAGAGGCTGCTGAGGGCCTGGCCAAGACGTATGGGCTGCTGCCTGACGAGGTCGTCACCAAGGTCACGGATCTGGGGTCGGCTATCAAGACCGACAGCGACGTCGGTTCGCTGTTCCTGCGCCTGATGAGCCTGCCACCGAACACACCCGTGCGCGTCACCAGCATCACGGCAGAGGCCGAGCAGCGGCTGAGGGATCTCGGCTACACCGTGACGCACATGCCGGACGGCTCGGTGCTCATCACCACCAACGCGCGGGACGCTGAGGCCGGTGTGGTGGCCGTCGGACGTGCGGTGAACAACCTCATGGACAAGACGGTCACGATCACCACGCGGTTCACACAGATCGGCACGCCGGTCATCCCCGGAAATCAGGCCCAGTTCGACCGGGCGGCCGGCGGTCCGTCGCGGCCAGTGAACTACCCCGAGCCGCGTGCGCGTGCGGCCGGCGGCCCCACAGCGGTGCTGTCCGGCCTGGCGAACGCCCGGCTGGTCGGCGAGCGCGGCCCTGAGATCGACTTCCCGTCGCGATCCACCTACGTGGCGACCGCGCAGCAGACGCAGCGCATGGCCGGCGATGTCCAGCGTGGCACCGAAGCGATGCGTGCCGCCATCACCCAGCTTGCAGGGCAACCTACGGCTGCTGCGATGCCGAGCATCACGATCAACGTCTACCCGACGCCGTCGATGGACGAGGACGCGCTCACAGCGAAGATCAACCGTGTGCTCGCTCGCACCCTGAAGGGAGGGCAGTCCTGATGCCGGCCTACCCGGTCACCCCGTATGTGTGGACGCTCGACGGCGTGGCGTTCGGCGACGGCACCGTGGCGCGCTACCTGACCAGGATGCGCGGCTGGGCTGGACGTCCACCGCCGAAGATGAACAAAACCCCGAAGATCGGTGCGGACGGGGACTGGCTTGGCGGTCACTACCTTGGGCCGCGCACGATCGAACTGGAGGGTTGCTGGCGGCCCAGCAGCCGCACCGATGCCCTTGACGCGTGCGACGTGATCACGGCGCTGTGCTCCGGCGGAGACGCCACGGCGCAGTACACCCTGCGTCGCACCGAGTCCGAACGTGACCGATGGACCAAGGTCGTGCTCGACGACAAGTTGGAACCGGTGATCGAGCGGTCCGGACTGATCACCTTCACCACGCAGCTCTACAGCTCCGACGGCCGATGGTTCTCGGTGGATCAGCAGCTGTGGGGCCCGGTGGGTCTCCCGACGGATGCGGAGGGTGGTGTGCTGTGGAACGGCGGCACCGGCACATCCGGCGACGGTGTGATGTACAACGGCACCACGGGCACCTCCGGCGATGGACTGATCTACCAGGGCGCCGGCGGATCGAGCGGCACCGCCATAGTCACCAACAACGGCAACGAATACGCCGGACTGGTGATCACGATGTCCGCCACGGGAGGTGCTGGATTGACGCAGCCATTCGTCTCAATGAGCGGCACGGGGGAAATAATCCAGTATGCGAGCACGCTCGGTGTGGGGAGCTCGCTGGAGGTCAACACGGATACCGCCGGAGTGCGTGTCAACGGCGCCTACGTGAACACCGGAGTGCTGTCCCGAGCACAGATGATGCGCATACCGCCGAACAGCACGAGAACGCTCACCTTTGGCAGTGGCGGTGCGGGAGATCAGGGATTGCTGTCCGGATACCACTACCACACCTATCAGGGAGGGTGAGCGATGACCACGCCACTTGCGATGACCGGCGGTGACGCTTTCCCGCTGATGAAAGCGGGAAGCACGACTGTCGGTCAGAACAATCAGGACGACTTCGCGAAGCTGTTCTTCCAGGGTCTGCTGTTCGGTCCCGGAGCAAGCGGGTACGTGCGGTCCGGTGTTCTGGCGCGTGCCAACTACAGCGGTACCGAACCACTCGAACTGAAGGTGATCGAGAACGGCAACGCACAGAGCGTTCAGGTCTACCCCGGTCTGTTCGTTGTCCAGCGCGGCGATGTCACCCCGCCCGATCGGGGTGTTCGGTGGGGCGGTGCTCTCGGCTCGACGCCGATGGTGGTGAACATGCCAGCGGCCCCAGGCGCCAACACTCGGTACGATGGTGTGTTCGCTCGCATTCTCGACAAGAACATCACGCAGGATTCCGGGTCGGGATTGACCAACAACGGTCCTTACATCGACGTCGTCAGTGGTGCTACTGGCGCGTCACTGAACATCAACGCCACCAAAGGCACAGCGGGTGCGCCTCCGGCAACACCGGACGGATATCTCCCTCTGGCGTACGTCGCGCGTGCCACGAACGACAACAACATCAGCACGGCGGAGATCACCGACGTACGCCGCGGGGCGCTCATCAACGGAACACCTCGGGTGATGTTCCCGTTCGACATCTCCAACATCGCCACCGACGTGGGCTACGTGCTCGGCGAGGAGCGTTACCGTCCTGCGGCGGGTGGCTACCCAGCGTTCGTGGACCGGTGGGACGGCACCATATGGCGCGGTACTGGCGGTCCGATTCGATTTTCCCGACCAGCACAAACAGCATCGGGAAACCTCGGATCCAACACCTCGGTGTCGATGGCGTCGGGAAAGCTGACGATCGCGTGGCCTGGCTTCCCGTATCAGATCAGCGCACTCGGTCAGGTTTTGTGGAGTTCTGCCAGCGCCGGCGCTGTCAACGGAGAGATCAACGTCGATTCAGATCTGTACTCTGCTCCGTCCGGCGGAGGTAACACCCTCCCGGTGACTACGCTGGGATGGAGCTATTCATCCGTTGTTGCGGGTGGTCAGACAGTGCTGTCCGTCGACGCGCGCAACACGATCATCATCTCTGACGGACTACCTCACGTCTACTCGTTCTGGATCTTCGCAGAAGCGGCCAATCCATCTGTCGCGGTTATCGGCCTGGGATTCGCGTACAAGTTCGACGTAGAGATCAAGCCGGTATGACGACTCCGGCACCGCCGCTGGCTGTGTTCGTGGCAGAGACGAGAACAGGCAGGGTGCTCACAACATCTCTGCCTTACTCCAGTGTGCCGACCGCGGGGTTCCGAATCAACGCGGAAGGGCCGTTGTCCTTCTCGGTGCCGATGTCCGCCACGTTCGGAAAGCGGGAGATCCTCGACTACCTATATCCGTGGAAGTATTCGTTCGGTGTGCGCATCGGATCGTTCATCATCCAGTACGGACCGCTGACGGTTAATCCAGAATACGATCCGGTGGCCGAAGAGTGGACGTTCGACTGCACGGGCATGTGGGGTTTCTTCAACAGAAAACGCATTCTGCGGACCTCGCGTTACTACACCGGAGCGTCTCGATTCGATGTCTTCCGTCGTCTGCTCGCCGACGACCTGGCGCAGACGAACGGTGACCTTCCGATCGACCTGCCTGCGAACGACAACCTGCTGGGTCCAGGCGCCGAGTTCCCTGCGGGCAAGCTCTCCCCC